TTGACCGTATGCAGATGAATAATAGTTAGCAGCAACAGTTGCGCCAGTGCTATCTAGGTATTGAAAATACAAGCCGTTTGTATTGGATAAAGCAGAAAGCGAAAACACCACTCGATAATGCGTGTAAGTGCTGGTAAATACATTGTCGCACACAAGTGCTCTTGAAGTTCCTGAGGCTGTAAATTCACCAACATAGGTCATTCCAGAGTTGGCGAGGTAGGTGTTTGTGTCGCTCGCTGTGAGCACCTCACCAGTAGTAAAAGTCTTTATAGCCATGTTTAGTATCCCAATCTGTTTGAGTCGAGTTTTCCGAAAGTTGTGTTATTGAGTAACAGGTAAGCGTTCAGATCAGCGCCTGACACGTAATAGGTGTATGAAGCACCGGCAGGTGTTGCAGTCACGCTCACACCTTCAATCAAACATTGGTAAGTAGTGCCACGGAAAGTCACGGCCACCTGTGTACCAGCACTCTGAATAATGTTGCTGGTAGCGCCAATCTTGTCTAACTGAAAATCAGCCTGTGCCTCAGCAATACAAGTAAAAGAACTAATAGCAAAACGAGCAGTGCCATAGTTCCCAAGCAGATAGTTCGCGTAATCAGTGGCTTGGCTGTTACTGGCATTCAACGTGTTTGTCTGGTAAGCCCGATACGGCACTGCAGCGCCCGACTTTGTGACCGTCGCAGCACTATACGACTCAGGGGTCACCGTTACCTGCGTATAGAAGTTGTCTGCAAGGCTGTCAAAGTTGATTTTGCTATAGACCTGATTAGTTGAGTTGTTAGCAACATCGGAAAAGTTGATTGTGCTGACATTTGAGTTGAACGGACTTACGAGCGTTGTGGCGTTACCAAACTCCCTGATGCGTGCATTGGTTGTTTGGCAAACCCTCGCAACCCAATCGCCCCAAGTGCCACTGACAGTGGTTGCAGCCATCGCTGGTGATCCAGTAGTGCCAGTCCACGAAAGCGTCAACCCTGTTTGTGTGTTTGCAGCTGTCAACTGGTTAGCGACTGTGTCTGCAGCCATTGCGTAACTGTTGCCTTGCATACGGCCAAACCGAGCAAAACCACCCTCAACAGTGATGGTCAAATAATCAGCTTGGCCTACACCACCGGCATAGGGGATGCCGTATTGCGCTGAAACGTCATTGACAAAACCAACCCAAATGATGCGTGGCGTAGTAGCACCAGTTTCGTTTTGGATTTTGATGTATGTGCCAGCAACTAACGCCGTGATAGGTGACGCGTAGCCTGTTGGATAGCGCAACTCAATAGTTCCCACACCCGATTTGACTTGATCTAATTGCGCCTGCCTACCAATGCTGAACTGAATGTTCTGCACGTTGGTTAGAGCAGTCCAGCCGACACCGATAGGGTCTGTCGAGTAGTACACCGTGTAGGTCTGTAAAGCCATGGCTAGTAGATGTTGCTCACACGGATAGGGACAGAGCCGTTTTGTCTCATGTAGGTACGCAAAGCATTCACGACGGATTGTGGGTCGCCACCGTTCACCTGAATGGTCACGTTGGTGTCACCCATACCAGCGCCAGCATTACGGCCAGTCAACGGAATCACTGCTTCAGGCCCACGCTCACCGATCATCGCCAGCGTCGGGCTGGTGACGATGCCACCATCAGCCAACATCGGAATGTCAGGCATAGAAAAACCTTTGCCACCAATACCCGGCACCCACGACGGCACAGTGAAAGAAAACTTTCCAATGGTGCTATTCCAAACCGTGGCAATGCCATTGAAAATGCTTTTGAACACTGTGAGCATGAGGTTGAACTGAGGAATAATGACGTTACTAATCCACCATTTGATGCCACCAAACACTGCGTCAACTATTTCTCTAAAACCTTCGAACTTTTTGTAAGCAATCGCAAGACCAGCAATGAGCGCAATGACGCCAATAACGATTAGCCCAATTGGATTCAGTGCCATAGCGATGTTGATAGCGACAATGGACGCTGCAATGGCTGCTAACGCGCCAGCAATAATCATGAATGTTTGTGGGTTGTCTTGTGCCCACGTTGCAAACTTCTGAAGATACGGCAACAACTTTTCAACGGCTGGCAACAGCGCTGCACCAATGGATTCTTTTGTTTCGTCAAAGCCAAGTTTCAGTCGAGCAAATTTGCCTGCAGTGGTTTCGGCTGCATCTGCAGCTGCACCTCCAGTGGTTTGGGCAAGTGCAAACATGACGTCTTCAAAGGTTGAGCCGTCCTTGATCATCTGACGGTACTCAGGAGCAAGTTTGCCTAGGGCTGCAAGGTTGCCTCCATAGGCTTTTTCCAGCGCGCCTACGACGGTTTCAAGTGGTTTGCCAGTGGCTGCAGCAATGTCCATGGCTTGAGTTGCTAACTGTTGTGCTGTAGTAACTGAACCAGTTGCCCTAGCGAGCCGATTCAAAGTTGGCCTCAATTTTTCGTCTGAGATACCGAGCAGTTGACCTTGTGCCGTTATCCAGTCTTCGACGCTCGCAATCTGTGCGTCGTTTGCGCCAGTGGTCTTTTTTAGGCTGTTAGCAAGCTGGTCTTGGGCTGCAGCGTCTTCAATAGCGCCTGACACTGCGTCGCCTAAAACGACGGCTAAACCAGCCAATGCTGCAGCTGCAGGGACGGCTGCTTTCTTGATAGCAAACTGTGCTTTTTTGCCAGCACCCTCAAGGTTCTTGAATTCGTTGATGGCCTTGGAAACTCCACCTCCGTCAAAGGTAGAGATGATGGGGATTGCAAGTGCCATTACTTCAGTTCTTTCTGGACACGTTGAATGGCATCCATTGAGAGGCGCTGTAAGCCTCTTTCAATCTCGCCACGCTTCCTATAGACAGCAGGCCCAAGAACTCTCGTCTGGTTGGGTCTAAGTGGCCCTAGAGAGTCTCCGAGTGTGTTGGGGTTGCTACGCCCTGCAGCCTCAAAAACTGCAGCACCCACGTTTGTTTGTGTGATGTAAAGCAGGCTGACGGCTTCCCTTGCAGCGTCCACTTTCAACTTGACTCCAGACTGTGCCTTGGCCACGGAAAATGGGAAGATTTTGCGTCCTGATTTGTCTGTCCAGTTGCGAGCCATACCCGACAGGGGGATTCGGGCGTAACCCTTTTGGGCTTCCTGAATAGCAGGCTGAGCGATTTCATTGGCGTTCTTTGTGAACTCTTTACGAAGACCCGGCTCAAGTTTGTTCAACGAACGGATGGCTTCTTTCAGACCTGTCATTTCTATGGAGGCTGACGCTGTCATTTCCGTTGTGCTGCTTTCTGCTGGTTGTTCAGAATCTCAATGACTGTCGTTAGATCGTCCATCTCGAATTCTATTTGTGGGGGGTAAAACCCTGTCGCAACAAGTACCTCTGCTAAGGCTCTTCGGTAACTGTTGCTTCGGTGGCTTTTGGGTCTTCTTGACCAACTACTTCTACGGCATTGACTTTTTTGATGTAATCGTCGAATGAAACTGGCACTGGAATGTTTTGCTGTTTGCAGCATTCATAGGCCATGAACGCAAGGTCTTCAATGCCGATGCCGTTAGCGAGCGTTGAGGCTTTTTGTTTGAACTTGCGTTCCCAAGCGACGATGACGAACAGATTGGTTTCTAGTTCGTATGGTTCGCCTTCGTTTGGCGTGATGCGTAGTTGGATTTTCATTTGCGCTCTGGCCTTAGATCAGGTTGTGATGTCTCGTACCCATGTGCCCCCTGTCCAGACGGCTGTGCAAGTGGCCAATTCTGAAACAGTTGAATTGATGGGTGTGAAATTTGTCAGCATGGCATTACTTATTACATACTCTGGATTGCTTGCAGACTCTGTCGTTCCAGATGGGCTGATGGTAAGTGTCGTTGTACCGAGACCGACCATGGCTGCAAGTGCTGTTTCAACCTCTGAGGTTGAGCCTGAGCCACCGTAAGACAAGAAGAAGTCAATAGAAACTTCTACGGTCTGGAGGCCACCAACAAAACGATGGCCAGTGTCACCAAATGCTGTGGACTCAAGTGCGTCCTGACCGATGGTGATTGTGCAAGCGTTTGCTTGGTCACTCAAATCGTAAGTAGTTGCGCCCTGCGTAATGTTGATTGTTGCATTGCTAAGGAATGTTGTTGTTGCCATTTCTGACCTTTCTAGTTTCGTTTGACTGCGATAGCCACAGTCAAATCGTATGTTGGTATGTCTTGCCCACCGTAAGAAGCGTTGCCCGGTCGGGCGTCAACTACGGCAATGGAAGAGTTCATGATTGTGTCAACCGTGGTCATCAGGTAATCACCTGAATCTTGGTTGCCGGGGGGAGCTGCAAGTATGCGAACTGGGATGCGAAAGTCACCAATGTTGTATGTCCATGACGTCATTACTGGTAGTTCAATAAAGACAGACATTGGGCGTGCGTTGCGTGGGTCAGTGACTGGTTTCAAACCCAACGCTGTGAGCGCCGTTTTGATTGCGTTCACTGCGTCAACAAGAATTCCAGATGCAGCCATTACGCCACCTGTGGACGGCCACAACCAATGAGAGACATGATGCGTCCCATGGTTGAAGGAATAGGAATTGAAGACATTGCGTCAAACGAAGCAAATGAATCTGCTGAGCCACGCTCACGATAGAGAGTGGCTGCATACATAATCGCACCAAGTTTGACGTCTGCACCGGGCACTGTGGTCATTGAGTCCACATAGCCAGCCTCACGACGCTTTCTGAAGCACCAGTTGTTGGTGGCATTGACGCAGACCGTTATGAAGGCCGTGTCGTTAGCAGTAGCCACGTCAATACCCAACCAACTTGTCACATCGGAAGCCTGTATCCACGACACAGACGGTGTGAATGTGACAGTACCTGTAGCAACCGAACGCCCCAATTCAACACCAGCCTGCCGATACAAAAACTGATAAAGACGAATGACATTGCTGTCAAATTCAAAATCACCTTCGTAGGACTCGCCAATGTATTCAAAGTCTTCGGTTGCAAGAACAGTATGTGTACCGTTCAGACCGTGAGCAGCGCCAGCGATGGTGACAACGTCGCCAACTTGTATGCCTGTTTCAACAAAGGTTTGAAGAACCACAACACCGTCTTGGCGTGTGTGAAACGCAAGATCATAAGTGGCCATGGTTCTTCAGTTCCTTCAGATGTTTTGGTTAGTAACCGGTTGCGATTACGAACTTGGAAGGGTCGATTACCTTTGCTGCTGCATAACCACGGAAAGCGATTGTGCGTGAAAGCGTTGAAGGATTGTCGAGGCTGATAGCGCCCTTTTGCTGTTCGTAAAACTCTGCACCAGATGGGTCAGCAATGATGAGTGTCGAGGCTGCGAAGTTACGGTCAACTACAACACGCAAACCAAATGCAGAACCTGCTTCGGTTGTGACGTTGAGTTGTCCAGCTGCGTTCATTGGCCCAAGGTTGGGGAATAATGCACGACCTGAATCGTCAACGAGTTTGATGAGGTCGCCCCATACGTCTGGTGAGATCATGAGAGCCGTTGGGAGGTTTCCGTTTGAGCCGTTCAAGATTTCTACTGCTGCGTCTGCAATCCAGTTCACCCAGTCTGCAGCAACTGCAGGGTTACCGAATGCGAGGTCTTCTGTGATTCCGTCAAGGATTGCATCGCAAGCAAGTTTGTCCGTGCCGTTTGCATAAATGCGACCCATGTCATCGAGCAAAGCGCCAAGAACTTCAGGCGATGACCAGTCCATTGCCTGTTCGGACAATTCCACATAGCCCCCGAAAGTGCTCTTTGTGAAAGTTGATTCTGAAACAACAAAAGTTCCTGATTGAACGCTTGAGTTCTGAGGGCTTTGAACGGCCATTGATACGTTGGTGGTCACGATCGGACGCACGAACGATGAACCCGGAATTGCTGACATTGAGCGTGCACCGAGTGCGTCAATGACTGGACGGCGACCAACAAAGTTGTTGTAGATCGGAGCAACGATTGGCGTTGGGATTACGCCGGGAATGTCGGTTGTTACAACGTCTGGTGCAGCTGCACGAAGTGCTGCCCACTGGTCGCCACCTGCGATTGCTGCTGAAAGGTACTCAACTGCTGTTGGCAATTTGGATTCTTTTTTTGCCATAGCAAAGATTGGTGTTGTTGGGATTGCGTCGGGCTGGGAGGCTTCGACTGGGGTTTCTTGTGACATGGTTTCCTCCTCGGAAGTGTCTGTTGTTGGGGTTTCGGTTGCTTCTTCTTCAGGTTCGGAAGCAGCGATTTCTGTGATGACAGCATCTTTGAATGCTGGTGAAGCGACAAGGCTGATTTCTTCAAGCGATGCTGAAGAAACAATCATTGTGCCGTCTTTTGACATAATGAACTTGAGTGGGATAGCGCCAACGCTTACTGAGTCGTAAGCGCCTGCCTTGACAAGTTCAATAGCGTCATCTGATGCTCTGGTCTTGGCAAACTTTGCAGTGAACAAAAGTCCATCTTGTGAATCTGCAAGTTCAGTCACGACGCCACGCAACTGCGTTGAATCGTGATTTTCCAAAAGTTTCGGGTTCTTTGCTTCAAGGTCAAAAGCGCCACGAAGGAAAGAAACTTTTGTGCCGTCTGAAACTGTCGCTGTGACATCCCACGGTACGGCAACGCCTGTGATGGTGCGTGGCGAGTCTTCGCCTGCAGCTGCATCCAATGTCACTGGTATGGCTTGTAGTTTGATCATCCTGCTGGTTGCTCCGATGGTGTTGAAACGGCTGGTTCTACTGGCATGTCTGCCATGTCGTTATGTTGAAGTAGATCGTCAAGGTCAAATTCGACGTAGCGTCCACGGCTCAAAATGTCATCCATTGAGAGGCGCTGTGTGATTGCTGTGGCATACAT